ATCCCCTACTTGCATGTCAGCAATTGAAGCAAAACGCTGACCTGCTTGAACCACGACCCCCATTAATGCTAATAAAGTTTGTGACGGTTCTTTAAATGGTAAAGGCATAAATGCATCTCTTAAATTTCCTCCGGGTGCGTCTACATCTCTAAATTCTCCAGGTTGAATTGGTTGTGCATCATCTCTGACACGAATACCTCTTTGTTTAAATCCTGATGGTAAATTAGATAATGTTCCAGCATCTAATAACTGTCTTAAAGCTGATGTTGCAGTTCTAGATAAACCACCAATCATATGGATTAATCCAAATCCATAAAATCCAAGTCCTGGTAAAAATTTAAAGTGAACAAAATATTGAATCTTCTGTTTCTTAGGATCTCCAATATTATAATTTCTACGAATTGATAAAATTTCACGAGAGCCTTCTTCTATCGTCACAATATAAGGAAGTTTAATTCCAGTCATTTCCCCGTTGGGATCACGATCTTCAAAGCCCTCAATATCTAAATTTACATGACATTCTATTAAAGTAAAGATGTCATCATTTTTTTCTTTTCTAATTCCTTCCAGTTCTCTTTCTTTAGCTTTTAATTGATTATCTACATTATCCATTGAAGGAGATAATTCTATATCTCTATAAAAACCATTAACTTGTTGTTTTCTTAAATCATTTTCAGTTGTCTTAATTACATGCATAACTGCATCAGCATCATCTAATGATGTTGCAGAATAAGGAACAATTAAATCATCTGCGGGTACAAATTTTGAAACCGCTCTTCCAAGTAAAGAATCATAATAAACTTTTTTAAATGTAGATCCTGATAAAGGTAAATAAAATAACATTTGATCAAATTCAGGTTCATATTCTTTCATGACATCCATGATTTGATAATTCATAAAGTCTTTAACTCTATTTGCTTGATCTTCTTTTTGTCTATCATTTAATCCAATGACTTGAGTTCGCACTGGTCCGTCAGCTGGTAATAATTCTTTGTAAGCTAAAGCTTGAAATTGTGTTACTGCTTCTGCAAGAACAGGATGTGTTGCACCACTCGCTCCTCTAAAAGGTTCTGTTCTCCTTTCATATTTAAACCCTAATAAATCTAAACCATCGGTATAAGCAGTTTCCCAATCTTGACGTGATGATCTATATTCTTCGTAATTTTGATAAAGCTCTGAACCTAGTGGCATCAAAACTTCTTCTGGTAATAGTTCTGCTAAATTTGCAAAATGATCTGGAGTTTGTTCTTGATTAAAGGCTGCTGGATCAAAATTAATTTCAACACCACCATCTTCCGTCGGTGTAATTTCAGTATCTCCTTGAGAAGGAATTTGTTCTTGAGTTTCGATAGTTTGTTCTATTGAAGCTTCTGGCCCCTCAATCTCGATAGTTTTTCTAACTTCGTTTGGAAGTGCTTTGTCTATAGTTGCCATTTAATTTTCCTGAATTTATCAGTATAACCTTTTTATTTGGAACATTCAACCCTTGTGGGTTTGGTCCTCTTAAAGGAGGTATTGTTCTTGTTAATTTTTTCATTAGTAATAGCTTCTCTCTGTTTTTGGAAGTTCCTCATCTTTATAGTCTTCTGGGTGAGAAATCAAGCCACCTTGTCTAAATCTCATAACCGCTTGTGTCATAGAATCTACTAAATCATCATGATCTCCATAAGGGAATGCTGCACATTCTTCGATAACTTCCTGTGCAAACTGTTTAGATTTAGGTGCCCATATCATTCCAGATTCAAATAGAGGTGCAACCGCATTCACTCGTGCATGTTTATCATTTCCTTTTGATGGCGAATAATTAATAACGGGTATACCCATATTACGAAGTTCATAAGTTAATGGAAGACCCGATGCTTTCGCTTCAACAAGAACTGTTTCAGGTTGCCAATACATATATTGTTCGTGGGCCAGGCGCCTTAATTCTGGAAACTCTAAACGTTCTTTTCTAGCATCCAATAAAATTAATTGTGGGCCCGAGTCCTCATTTAAATGGAACACGCCCCATGTTGTGATTGCAGAATAATCCGCAGTTTCTTTTTTCATGAATGCTGTATCATATGATTGAATAACATGTTCAAGAGGCGGAATATATTCTTCTTCCCAATTTCTCCACCACTCACGTTTAATGATAGCTCCTTCTTCTGCAGTTGGATCTTGCATGTATTGAGCATTCCATTTTGAAATACCAGCGGATGCTTTCACTGCAAGTAAATCTTCTAACTTCCAATATTCTGGCCAACAAGGTCTTCCACTTGGCATTATGGCTGGAAACTCTACAACTTCCCATTGATCTGCTTTTTCTTCTGCTGCTTGAGCCTTGATGAGTTGTGCTGTTAAATCTTTTGTTGACCATCTAGTCATAACTAAAACAATACGTCCTCCAGGTTGTAAACGCTGACGGGGTCCTGCTTGATACCACTCGTATGCTTTATCAAAAGCTGTGGCTGAATTTACATCTTGTTCTGAATGTGGATCATCGATGATGAGTAAATCAGCACCTCTACCGGTTACCGCACCCTGGACACCGACTGCAAAGTATTCACCACCTTGATCCGTTTCCCAACGGCCCGCGGCTTTTGAATCTTCTTGTAATCTTGTGTTAAATATTTCTCTGTATTCAGATGAGTCAATCAAGTTTTTAGTTTTACGACCGAAACGTACTGCGAGCTCTGCAGTGTGAGTTGCTTGAATAATTTTTAATTTAGGATTATTTCCAATCATCCAAGCAGGTAAAAAGTAAGAAGCAAATTCTGATTTCGTATGCCTTGGTGGCATATTAATAATTAATCTTTTTAATTCACCAGTTTTTAATCTATTAAATTTATCTGCTATTTCTTTATGATGAAAACCTTCAATAAAATCTGGCCAAATATATTTTACAAATTCTAAAAAATTATTTTTTATATTATTTTTTCTAGCTTTTTCTATACGATATAAAACTTTTAATTTTGTTTCCTTTCTTACTTTAGGGTCAGCTATCCTGTTTAAATTTTTTATTTTTTCTATATCAAGCATAATGTTAATTATGGTACCTTAAAAAGTTTATACCCTACCCGGGTGTATAAATCCAGCACTAAAGGGTAACATCTGGGACCCCTTTTTTTGTTTTACCCCCTCCCCCCACCTTGCTTAAAAGGTATTTGCCAACCCACTGGGACCTCTTCCTTTCTTCTTCGGGTGGGACCCGCCCACATGTGTTTAGTGTAGCACAACTATAAAGTTAGTACATATACCACTACTAATAGCGTGTCATATATACAACGCACAAGTCAGTGCATTATTTTATATACTTAAGTAATTGCTCTGATAATCTGTGTTTAATTAACGAAAGGAGAAATAAACATGGCTCTACAATTCAACTACACTAAGGTAGCTGGATTTGATAAGTTTACTGATGAGCAACATCAAGACGCTAGTCAGTTAGCTTGGGTAATGATGACAATTAAACTTTCAGAAATAACTGAAAAGAATTTAGATGAAGTTCTTTTTAGAATTAAATTTCTTGAAGAGATTAATGTTAAATTATTAACCATTGATGATTTTGATTTAGTTAAAAAGTTTATAACTAGTCATATCAACTATCAAACAAACGTAGGTAATGAGTCGAGACATAAGTTCATAACTCACTGGGCTAAAGTTAAAGCGAGATATGTTGCTGACAGTCTTAAAACTAGAAACTAAAACAACCGGGGTGGCGAAAGCCACCCCACAACTGAAAGGAAAAAGATGATAGAAAAAAAGAAATCTTTACGCTGGGCAATGTTAAGAGGGGAAGTTAAAATAACTCCCGCTGACATATTAGCGTTTGAAGATAGAGCAAACAAATTACAATATATGGCTGGTCAAGCGAGAGTAGAGGCCAATACTGTAAATGAAATAAACAAACAACAAGGGTACACTATTGATGATAATTTTTGTAAAAGAAAAGATTATAGAGATGACATCAAACACCCTTTGATAGTTAACTTTTAATTATATGGACACAGATATAAACTTAACTGAAACTGTTTCCTGTTTCTTGTCTCAAGAAACAGGGACACCTGTCCAGGAGTGTGAGTTCAAAGCAAACTACATAACTGGAACAGACAACTCACTGGACGATTTAGAAATCGTATCAGAATAATTTTGAGAGTAGCGCCCAGATTTCTGGGCGCTATTTTTTTTCTTTTTTTTACGGGTGGGACCCGCCCTCAAGTGTTTAGTGTGACAGGGCCCGAAACTTCGGGCCCTGTTTATTCTTTAACGAAAAGAATTATTTAGCAATTTGAGCAAAGGACTTTGGAACACGTACCTCAATCTGTGCTTTATTGAATATGCTTTCCAAGTTTTTCCAAACGTCATCAATAGACAAGCCACTGTATAACGTATTTTTTGCGTCCTCTATTCCATTTTGTAGGTATTTAAAGAACTTGCCCTTTTCAGAGTTTTTATATTTCTCTTCAAGTTCTACTCTACAAGCTAATTTTAGAGTGGACATGATACAATCTAAATCATTGTCAGATCTAGTTGATAAGTGCCATTGTCTAATTTCGTTCCAATGATTGAACTTATCTTTTAATGCTTGTTTTTTCTTATGAGCATTTTGTTGTAGCGTGTTTTCTTTTGCGTCTTTGCTTGCTTTAAAATCAAGATATTCCTTTTCAGCTACTTCAGCTTCTTTTAAAAGTTTATCAAGTTTTAAAGTTGCCACAAATTTATTGAAGTCTTTGTCTAATTGTTTTTGAACTTCAATCTCGCACTGTGAACGTACAGCGCTTTGCTTTTCTTGGAACTTGTTATTTATAAGTCTGTCTAAATAATCAAGTTCTTGTTTTCTTATCGGTCTCATGTTTTTTCCTTTCATTGTTGTTATCCGGGTATTATATATAGGATTATCCTACAAGTCAAGCTCTAAAATTAATTATTTTTTTATG